TTCCATTTGAGAAGTTCTTCTTTAGCACCTTCCCAATCTTCTGCCACCACTTTACGCCTAAGGGTAGAAGACTGTAGTCTACCTACACCTAAATTATAACAAAAGTCTACAATTGCATTTAATTTTTTCTCATGTGCTGCTAGATTGGGACACAGCCTAAGAGCACCCGGAAGGTAAGTATGCTGTAACTCACTTAACAATAAAGCTGATGCCTCAGGTTCACTAATAGGAGCATCCTGTAGAGTCACCTTAGCACCATCAGCATAGTAGGTAGAGCCATACCCTATCGTTGCTACACCAGCAGGACAAAGATATGGCTTGCTTCTAAAGCCTTCAAATTTCTTGCAGAGTTCGGCTGCAATGTTTAAGTTCATAACCCACGCTTTGCCAGTGTACGATCAAGGAACCAGTAGTTTAATGTTCCAGACACCAGAGCAGCAAAGTCAGCAGACATCATCATCTTGAAGACAACGTCTGGTGCTGCGCCTGTAGCCCAAGCACTGTATGAAAACCAGATGTGAACAAAGGACCATAGAGCCAATATCCAATAGGTAACAACAGGACGTACTGAGGCAGACAATGAAGCCACCCAACCACCAGCAGCTTTAACCATATCAGCTTGTTGTTGAATGGCAGATTGGAAAGCATCCATTGCACCTGTGTCTATTGCTGCTTCTCTCTGAGCACCAATCTCTGACAACTTCTGCTGACCACGCTGAGCCTCTAAGTCACATTGAAACTTAAACATGTTAAGTTCATGTTCTCTTTCATTCTTCTTGTCTATCCATTTCAATACTTCAGGAGCAAGACGAAAGACACCACCAAAGATCGAACCTAATAAACCACCACCTAACATTTCTAACATGATGTCTCCTTACTTCAATCGTTTAAGCTTATACAGTGTGCTTAAAAATAAGGCAACTGCTTCATCAATTAAATTCTGAATGGCTGTTTCATCTTGAGATACAGCGGTATAACGCATGCCTTCAATACAATCTAACAATCCTTGCATGGTGTCTATAATAGAACCAGTATAATCATTAGGCATATAACAAATATCAATGATGCCGTTTCTACCTTGATATGCTTCAGTGATGCTGTCAGCAGTTTCAATAATACCAGTATAGAATTCTTCTAGTGCTTTATGCTCAGAGAAACTAGTTGTATTTAAATGTGCTCTATGAGCAATCTCTCTACTCAGAAACAATGTTCCCACCAGTTCACCAATTGAACCACTAGTTTCTTTCATAGACCCACGTTGTGGGACAAGTCCTTTAGCCATCATATCAATCTCCTTTATGACAATGGTTTTTATCTTCATCATGCGACAGTTTAACACCCGCTAATAGTCCAATGAATCCACCGATAATAGTTTGAAAAGCTGGGCTAATGAGTTTGAAGATCTCTGCATTATCCACTTCCTTCGCCCATAACCCTAATACAAATGCACACACCATAGCCAACACAGAAATACATAATGTAAAACTAACCATGAAGGTTACATAGAATGTCAATTTAGATTTCACATCTTCCATTATTATCTCCTAAACATATACATCAAGTTTACGATTGTTAAATATTTCAAGTCTTAGCTTTTGTTGTTCTGCTCTTTTGTTATAAAGCTCTAACAAGATATCATCTATCTTACGCTCAGCCTTAGCTGCTTTTACTATTGCACGATGTTCTTCTTGATGCCTTTCTATTCTTCTATTAACAGCATCAGTCTTATCTGGATAACCAGAAGCATCCACCATAGGGAACCAACGAATCTTATCAATCATTTCTAATTAATATCCAGTAGATGTAGTTCAAAGGTACTACCAACCAAAGCAATACTTCTAATACGTCAATCATTTCTTTTCCCTCTCAAGTGCTGTCTTATATCCTTGAACAACTTTATGTCTCAACTCTGCACCATCAGCCGCACCAGCCCATTCACTCAAATTATTCCAAATTACAACAAAGTCGGAGCTTTTGCATAACTTCTGATGGTTTGTCAGCCAAATAGACATCTGCTGATGACGTTCACTTGGGTTGTGTATTGTGTAAGCAATGATGTAAAACTCACGAACACTACAAAGGTCTTGCCCTGTGGAGTGAAGTGATAAGATTAAAACAAGTGCTACTAGCCATTTCATTACTGATGTAGTTTGTTATCAATAGCCAGCCAAATAGCACCAAAGAAAGCACCAATAATTAATATAGGTTTAACTGCCTTAGCAATCCATTCAAGCACAATGAATGCACCAGCGGCTGCAGTGAATGCAGCTACCACAGTTTGTGTGTTCTTATCTAGTTGGTCTACCTTAGCTTCAACTTCGCATAGGCGTTCATAGATTTGGGCGTGTGTTACTTCTTCTGTCATGATCTTCTATTCGTTTATGGCTTAACAGGCCAAGTGATTGTCCAAGGGAAACCAGACTGTGTAGTGACATCACGCAGGGCTTGACGATAGGTAGCCCATGCATTTTTATCCGCAGTGCTGTCAGAAATTTGTGTCCAGTCACAGTCATTGAGCATTTCTGTACGCTGTCTGCGTACATTTGCAGATTGTTCTGCATCTTTCGTTGCCTTATAAGCGGCTTCGTTTTCAGCGGCTGTTTTGGCTGGATTTGTTTCCGTGGCTGGTGTATCAGTAAAGATAGGACCAAGGACATAGTTGGTATACCACCTGTTACCAATTAGAACAACGCCTTGACGCATTGAGTATTGGTAGTGTGTACCACCCGTAGCTTGTGGGCCTTCGTAGACAATGTCTGCTCCCCACTCATTGATAACAGCTTCAGTCAATTCATTGGGAAAGCCTAGACCTGTTTTGAGTTGGCGAAACTCATGGTCAAACATAACTGCGCCTGTATCTCTTACACGAACTTGCATGGTTTGCTCCGTTTAAATAGTGCGATCAACCCAGTTAGGGTCATGAGGCCAATCAGAAAATGTTCTTGGATCACCAGTAATTGTGGCTGGTAAATCCCGCAAAGCCTGACGATATGTTGCCCATTCTGCCTTCTTTGGGCTTGGGTTGTCTACCGCTTGAGTGCCATCTGTTTGGGTAAGTAGCCCGTCACGTTGGCTGCGAATCTGAGCCATTGCGCTATCTTTGGCAGACTGAATCTCTTCTGCGGTTAGATCAGCTACAGCAACTTTATACACCCAACCACCTTCTAATACTGGAGTGCAGGGGATTAGCTTCTGAGTTAGGCGGTTATGGTCACGAAATAAATTTACTCTGACAAACTTTTGAGCCGCTAACTGCTCATCTGTGACCGAAGTGGTCATCCCAAAGAATGTGCGGAAGTCGATGATCTCGCCAACCTGTCCGTTTTCTACTTTTGCAATAAACATGATATTTCCTTAAGTTGGGCCTGTGTTAGGGAATGCCGCAGTTGGCGGTGTAAATGTTGTTGTGTATCGAGCATAGCCACTTGTAATGCGTAAGTCATCTATGTAACCATTAAATTTCCACGCATTAGTTGTCTGTCGGTTATCTGTTGCAGTTCCAACTATTGCAGTTTTATCAGTTAATGCTGTTGCATAAGTGTATGTTCCAACGCTTGTACCATCCACATACATTGTGATTGTTGAGCCTGACCTTACTAATGCCACATGATACCAAGTAGATAAAGAATAAGCAGTTGCAGACGTAATTCTGTCACCACTATTAAGGTACATGATTAAATTTCCAGCATCGTTAAAATATAGATTTACACCTGTTGCTGAAAACCAAGCATCCCTTGTATCAAAAATTACATGAGCACCACTAGACCAATTAAGTGAATACACCCACGCTTCAATAGTAAAATTACCGCCTAAACCTTGGAAGCCATTGCCGACAAGATAGTCACCAGTACCATCAAGGTATATTGACCCTGTTCCATACTTCTTCACACTTGTAGAAATCTGTGCGTTACCCACAGTTTCTAAGTCGTTCATCATGGCGTTGTCAATGATTGCGCCATTGGTAAAGTTGGTCAGTAAAGATGTGTTTGTGATTGCTGTTAGTGGTGAAGTTGGAATAGTCAAGGTTGAAACAGTTGGGTCATAAACTGCCGTACCTTTAACGATTCTCAAATTGGAAATGTATCCATTCCAAAAACCATCAGATGTACCAAAAGCACCAATATAAATTGTGCCACTTGTGTAGTTTTGACTGTTTGTGCCTTGTGCAACCCTAGTGCCATCAACCCACATAGCAATTTGATTCGTGCTTGTGCCTGACCTAGAAATCGCAAAATGATGCCAAGCGTTATTTGCAAGGTCAGTAGAACCTCGAATAAAAGTCGAGCCTGTATTTCCAAATGTTAAATAACCACTTGAATCTATGTAAAGTTGCATTGTATAACTATTACCAGAATTACCCGCAATCATTCTATTTGCACCACCAGAAATACTTTTATCACCTGTATAAAACCACCCTTCAATCGTGAAGTTTCCAGTTCCAAAATCCATTGGTGTGTTTGAACTTGGAACAAGATAATCCCCACTACCATCAAAGTACCCTGACCCACCAATGACGCTTGTGGAGTAGGCGGTAGAAGTACCAAATGGGTTGAAGCGTTGAACGCTTGTTCCTGTAGCTGTAATGGCAAATGCGTTTGTGCTGTTGTCAATAAATCTATTTGACTGGCAAGTCAAC